ACGTCGGCGAACTCGATGCCGCTGGCCGCGCCCGTAGGCGAGAACCGGCCCAAGCCCATCCGCAGGCTGTACACGATGCGCGACTGGTCGGAACCAATCAGTCGCTCGGTCTCAACCTTGACCCGACGACGCCAGCCAGCCTTCAAGCCGCGCATGTTGGCACACACGACCTGACCCTTGGTGTTGTTGGCGCCGGTGGTGGACACCTTGCCGTCAGCTTCAGTCAGGCTCATCGCCATCGAGGTGATGAGCGGGTTGCGACCGATGCGCATCAGCTCGCCAGTCAGGACGGTCGCGCCCGGGCCGTACTTGTCAACGGTCAGAACTTCGTCCAGCTGGCCGATGAGTTCAGCGGTCGCGGGATCCGTCAGATATACCACGTCCTCTGGGCGGACTGGATGACCCCAGTCAACAAATCGCGCGTTATCGACCATCCGGGTCAGCTGGGCGCGGAGTGCAGCGTAAGACACGGCACCGCCAAGGCTCAGGCTGTTCGCCGTGTTGTCCACGAGGCCAGCGTGACGCAAGCCATCGAAGGCGAGGTAGTGCTTAGTATCGGCGGGGTCGGCATCGTCGAGATTGATGTTACCGGTCGCGGCGTTGGTGGTGTCGCCATTCAGCACCAGGCTGTCGCTGTAATGGGCGATCGCCAGAGCGGCTTGGCGGCGCAAGAACGGCAGGAACGGAATAATCGAATCTTCCTCAAGCTCCCCGCTCCAAACCTGATGAATTACGAATTTCTTAGCGTCAACCTGAACCCTTTGGCTGCCTGTCTTGGACGTGGCATACGGGCTGGTGAACGCCGATGCCGACGTGGACTCACCCACGAAAAGCATTTCAGGAATATCGACTTCAACCGGCAGATAAGCAGTTGGCGCGCTCATTTCGAACGTGTCAACCATGCTGAACACGCGCGACAGAGGACGCGCTGCTTCCCACAGGTCAGCCGCGTATTGCGCTCCCATCAGTTGCTGGCCAAAACCAGACTCAAGCGAATCCATTGCCTTGGCATAAGCCGCCAGTTCAGCCTTGTTAGCTACTCCCTTGCGAACGCGCGGAAACAAGTTATCGAGCGCGGTGCGATCGTACGCCTTGACCAAATTTTCATCCATATACGTGGCTTTCGACACGGCTGCAAACGCGTTGGTCAATTCCGCAGACGGGCCAGGCCCCATCCCTGCGTTTTTCGCGGCAGTGGTAATGTCGAAAAGCATTTCAATGTCAGACGCCGACAGGTTGTGGCGATCGAACTTTGAACCAGCCAGCGCCGGGTCTGCCTGACCGTGACGCATCTTGCGATACACTTCTTGGTCGTCATTCTTCGCGTTTGCAACAATACCCTCAGCGATTTCTTTGACTTGCTTTTCCGTCAGGTTGTTGGTTTGAATGCTGTCCAGCCGCGCCGCGACATCGCGGAGCAGGCTTTCCAATTGCCCGTTATCCATTGTGACCTCCTACGAAGCGCTTAAGCGCTGCCTCTACGTCTGCCGGTATATCCGCCTTGCGTGGTTTCTTAGGCCCACAAGAATCCTCCGATGGATCGGAATTTCCGACACTTGCGATGACCTCTTGGATTGCATCCATAGCCATCTGCAACTTTGATAAGTTTTTATTGCTGATCGTCCGACCAGCCTTTTCGATGGTTTCCATCACTTCAATTTCAGCACCGCTGCCGTTATTGCTGACAACATCATCAGACAGTTCTCTCATTTCATTCTCCGGTTCAATCCCGCGAATCCGCACTGACTCACGGTTTGCTGGAACAGCGACAAGGCTGATCTCAAGCAGTTCGGCTTTGCTGTGAATCAACGAGCCGTTCGGCCCAGGCTTTCTTTCAGTGCTACGAAACCCAACCGAAACGGCTTTAACAAATCCAGTGTTGACCAATTCCTCGGCAGTCTCGGCGCGATCGGTGTCGGCAAAAATTATGTCACACTCAAGCACGCCGTTAATTACCTCAACTCGCACACAGCGACCAATTACATCTTCAACTGACTCATACTTGTGCGAGTCAAGCACAACCGGGTTTTCCCGATACGACATAAGATCCCAGCCGGATTGATCAACAACCTCGTTTTGCCTGTCAACCGTTCCAGTCGATGCGCGGAATGTGTACACCTTCGCGCCTTCGGACTCGATTACTTCAATAAATTGTGCCTTAGTGCAAATCATATCGGTATAAACCTCAACCCGCAGCGGCAGTTTGCATCTTCCTCGGGAAGCCCAATCGATCCTGGCTGTGGGCCACTGCCGCGACCAACAACGAAATTCTGATCGAGTGGAATCGGGTTTGTGGTGTACCTCTGATGCGCGCGCATATGTGACGCCCTAACATAGCCATCTTCAACTGACACCCACTGTTTTAGCAGTTTTTTCCCACTCAATTGTGCAGCAAGCAACGCACCTCGGTTCATAACCTTGGTCGCCTGAGTGGTTCCAATCAGTTCGATACGACTATTCATATCACCCATAACCACGCCGACGACAACCCCAACGTCACCGCCGCTCTCCCTCCACGCATTTTCAGTCGTTGAAAGCGTGGTCTCATTAATAAATTGTAAACTTTCCGACACGATACTATCAACATTAACGCGAGCGTCCGACGGCGATATACTCACGTCACCCAGGTCTTGTGACTCCTGCGCGAAATCGTATGACATTCCAAGTGCGACTCCGATCGCAATGCCGATTTCTTGCGTCGTTTGGCTGTCTTCAAGCACTTGTCTGATTGCGTCTCGCAACCCCTCAATGGTTACAAAGATTACGTCTTCATCTTCCAAGCTTTCCAGATAATCAGAGACTGCTTTTAACTGGCTTGAAAAATTTCCGCCGTATGATTCGACCATCAAATTTTCAAGTTTTCCGTGGAATTTCATCAATTCCTGTTCAAAATCTCGGTGTTCCTGCGAGTCGTACGGAATCACCTGCTTGTTCTTGATATTGAACGATCGCTGCTCTTGCTGCGGTGTTGATTCCTGTGCTTGGACTGGTTGATTGCCTGGCGTATCACCCCACGGATACATGCCTTGGTTTTCAGGTAGCAAGTTTGGCGCAAGTTCGTGCAGAATTTTGTTAAGCGGCACGCCCATCTGGAACCAACGCATTGCCTGTTCGCTAATCTCGTTTGCATCTTGCTGTAATGCCGTGACGCTCGAATAATCAAGCACCGCTTCATCAACGCCAGGGAAAAGCTTGACCAATTGTTCCGTGATTTCATTGCCGATCATTGTTGCTTGCGGCACCAGGCAGTCAGTCCAAAATCCTTTATACGCCTGGTTAATATTGCTGTACGTTGCGTGGCTGTGATCGCCAATCAGTTCTGGCGGAACTTGGAACACCATCGCAATGTCCGAACGCGTCCACGTCATCAATTCCATAAATTGCGCGTCTTTCGGGCTGATGCTCATCGGGCTGAACATCGCAGATTGCCCAAGAATTGCAATGCGATGCGCCTTGTCAACGCCACGGAATCTGCGATCAAGCATATCGCGCAAAGCATCCACCTGTTCGCGCTGCCACACTGCGTCCTTGTCCATAGGGCTAAGGACGCCAGCAAGTTGCACGCCGTTTTTGAAAATATTCGCATTGCTGCGAAGCGCACTTACCCCCGTGTCGATCGCGAGACGCGCCGACGAGATTGGCGACAAGCCGGTGAATTCGTCAAGAGGATTCGGGTATCTGAACCAGACAACCTCATCAGGAGTGAATGCAATGCGCTGGCCATTCCAATCATAAATGTAGCCCTCAATATAATTTTCTGGATGTGGCACAATCCGCATCCTGTCGGGACGCGCCCACCAAATTTCATATGGAACGCCGCGAGAATCTTTCTCTAAAACCCAAAATGATTCGCCCCAAATGTCAAGTGAAAGCTGCGTCATCTGCATCAATCTCTGATATGTCCAGTGCGGGTTGACCTGCTTAAACAGTTTTACGATCGGGCCAGATGTGATCTCGCGTCGGCTATTATGCTCTCCGGCATAGAATCGAATCGGCAAACTGCTGATGTTCCTGGCCTTGAGGTTGGCGCAAGCATACACCGTGCTTGATAGCACCAAATAGTCGCCGTATACACTCGGCCCATACGTCTCCGGGTCTGTCCCGAAATAACGATCGGCATTCTCAACGACGGCGGGGCCGACGCGAAAAGCTTTAAAAGCGTGACTCAATCGGTCAATCCATCGCATACGGCCACGATAGCACGCCGCAGCAGGGGTATCAATAAAAACGCGCCCCAGCCGAAGCCAGGGCGCGATGGTTTCTGCTACTTATTCGAACATCTCGATTTCATAGACGCGGAATCGGTCAATGACGCCGCCATTTGCAGCCCAATATGTACCCGGAAGAGCGTTATAGTTGTTTGGCCGCAGAACCAACTGTGTGCTAGGCGTGTATGGCGGCAAAATGATTTCCTGCCACACCCTCTGACCAACTGGCGCATCCTCAGTGTAAACCGGAGTGAAGTCATAGACACTTGGCCCCTCCCATCCTTGGGTACGCACGCTCATGCTTGCCGGTGCGGTTGACCATTGGATGCGCAGTTTTTTGACCATCTTGGGCGATGCGAAATTCAAGCCAATAAACGCAAGCGTGGTTGACCCAAAGGTAGCTTGCGATACATACGATGTCGGCGTTGCACT